ATGGCAAAGCAAAAGTTGACGATTCTGCAAGTGATCGCGCGCAGCGGTATCTCGAAGCGTACCAACCAGCCGTGGGAAATCCACACGGCGCAATGCGTGCTGGAGCAGGAAAGCAGCGACGGTAAGCAGATTCTCGTTGGAACGATCAATCTGCCGACTGCGATGAAGGATTCCGCGCCCGGCGACTACCTCGCAGAGTTCGCGCTTCAACAGTCGATGGAAGGCAAGTTGGAGCCGCGCATCGTCTCGCTCGTTCCGTTCGGCCGACCGACCGCGAAACCGGCGGCGAACGCTACCGCATAGCCCGTCATGGGCAACCGGTCGTTCGAAGCTGGCCCGCCCGAACGGCCCCATACACCCGGGCCAGAACCTGAGAGAGAAAGAAAATGAAGAAGCAGATTGCAGTAGCAGCTACGGCGGTCGCAAGCGTGGGCGCATTCGCGGCGGACGCGGGTACGCCGACGATGGACGTGGGACCGGTCGTGACCGCCATCAATGGCATTGGCCCGAACATCGTTCTCGTCGGCGGTGCGGTGCTCGCGCTGGCGGCGGTGACGTTCGGTTACCGCACGGTGCGCAGCTTCATCGGTCGCTGATCGAGCGGCGCGATAGGCCCCCGGTATGCCTTGGCGCGCCGGGGGCTTTTTCATTGGAGAGGACATGGCGCAGGGTATCGACGTAGTGGTGTGCGGCGCTGCCTCAGGTTCGGCGGTGACTGGCGCTCAAGTGCCGTGCACGTTGTCGGACGGTTCGCCGGGTGTTCAGCAGGTCGCGCACCTCACGCTAGTCAATGATGGGGCGACGAGCGGCGCGCCTGTCTCGGGTGGCATCGAAGCGGGTATGGCGGTCGGTAGCGCGGTGCTTCTGGTGCTGGCGGTCGCGTTCGGCCTGCGCGCGCTGCGGCGCTTCGTGGATTCCGCTTCGGAGAGTTAATCGTGATCCAGTACTACATCGAATTCGCGGTGACTGTCGTCACCTTGTACACGGCCGGTTTGATCTTGATGTCATGAGGCTGATTCACCTTCTCATCGTGGCGCTGCTGTTCGCTTCGCTGGCGACGGCGAATGCGGCTGGTCCGGCACCGGCACCTAAGGCGCTTGTCCGCTTTGACGCGCGCGGGAATGTCGTGATGGAGCCGGGTACGACTGCCAAACCGGCGGGGCCGCTCGACCGCATCGTTGAGGCGACTGAAGCGACTACGCCACTTGATCGCGTTGTGGTTGAGACGGAATCGCGTTCTGCGATGCAGTTATCGGGCGTGATTGCCGCGACTGAGGCGAAGCGGGGCTATGACGTCTTGGGCGCGGTGGCTGAGGCGACGGTGAAGCATATAAACACGATCACCGGCGTGGGCGGGGCGATGGCGGGCGGTGTGACGACAGCCGCTTGCGCGTTGGGAAGTGGATTTTTCGGTGTTGCCGCGTGTGCTGCGATCGGCTCGGTGGTTGGCACGTCTGTACAGATTGCGCTTGGTGGCTTGATCCGCTGGCTATTTCCGACCACGCCGTCGACGAACGTGTCGACGTCTTCGGACCCCCGGGCTGGAAAGCTCGTCAAAGGACAACCTGCGTGGGTTGCGAGCAATTGCGGTGGTGGGATTCCGGTTCAGGGCGCCACCATTAAGTTGGTGCAGCAGGCATGCATGCAGAATAGCTATAAGAGCTTTGCGAATGTGGGGCTGCCGAATGTGCACTATCAGGACCTCGGTTGTGATGAGGCGAAGGGCACTTGCACAATTCGGCGCTACGGGGTGTCGGATCCCGATCCGTTGGAATACACGTTTGTTGTCCTTCCGAGGGCTTCTACCATTTCGTGCGATTCTGGAATGGCAGTCTCGGACTCATGTATCTCGCCGGGTCCTACGGGACCTACGGAGCAGATTTCCGTAAAGTCGGCGGTCGAGCAATTGCCTAAAAGCGATCTCGCTGCGCCGGTGAACCCGAAGATTGTCGCGGCGCTGGCTAACGAGCTGTGGAAGCAGGCAAGCGCCCAGCCCGGTTATCAGGGCGTGCCGTACGATCCGACATACCCGGTTACCGAAGACGATGTGAATGCTTGGAATCAGCGGAATCCCCAGTGGGTTCCGAACGTAGGCGAGTTCTCGTCCGTGAGTCCGGGTGCGGGCGGTGGATCGATGGGATTTCCGGTGCCGAACGGTAATCCGGGCGCTGGTACGAGTCCCGGCACCGGCACGAATCCCGGCACCGGTACGAACCCCGGCACCGGTACGAACCCCGGCACCGGCACGAACCCTGGCACCGGCACGAACCCTGGCACCGGTACGAACCCTGGCACCGGTACGAACCCCGGCACCGGCACGAACCCCGGCAGCGGTACGAATCCCGGTACCGGCACGAACCCCGGCACAGGTACGGACCCCGGCACCGGCACGAACCCCGGCACCGGCACTAATCCCGGAGACGGTGGGAAGCCGCAACCGTCGCCCGATCTATGCGCCTTGCATCCTGACGCGTCCGGTTGCGCACCACTCGGTAGTGCGAATGATGTTGACGTGAAGCGCGATTCGAAAGGCGTTTCTTTGTCGCCGATCTCGATCGGCCTGAACAGCGGCGTTTGCCCGCAACCTTACGAAGTCGATGTGTTCGGCGGGCATCTCTCGTTCAGCTATCAACCGATCTGCGATCTAGCGGTGCGGCTGCGGCCGTTGGTGCTCATGTTGTCGGCGCTCGGCGCGGGTCTGATCTTCGTTATGGGGCTTATGGCATGAGTTGGGCGACCTTGCTTGTATCGCTGGTTGGTCCGATCGTCACGCGCGTATTGGCGGCGCTCGGGATCGGCTTCCTGACCGTAACCGGCATCGATTTGGCGCTGAATCAGGTCATCCAGTGGATGACGGCGAGCGTCGGTGGATTGGCCGCCGATATCGCGAACGTGCTTGCGCTCGGCGGCGTCGGCGACGGCATCGCTTATGTGCTCGGCGGCTTGTCCGCGCGCGTGTCGTTCTACCTGCTCACGTCCACAACGAAAATGGTGTTCAGCAAATGATCACGCTGATTACGGGTGTGCCGGGTAGTGGCAAGACGTTGTATGCGGTGTGGCTCCTGACGAAGCTGGCAAAGGGGCGTCGCGTGTTGGTGGATGGCATTCGCGATCTCGCCGTCGAGCACGTCGAGATTGATGAACCGTGGTTGCGGCAATGGCATGTGAACGCACAGGCTCATGACCTGATCGTCATCGATGAGGCGCAGCGCATTTACCCGCCGACGACGGCGAGTCAAAAGCCGACGCCGGACGTCGAGCAACTGCACGTTCATCGGCATATGGGCGTGGACTTCATCATCATCACGCAGCATCCGCAGCGGATCAGCAAGACCGTGCGCGATCTCGTCGGCCGACACGTTCATGTGCGCAACCTGTTCGGCCTCAAGCGCGCGATGCTGTACGAATGGGATCACTGCCATAACCCGAGCAGCTTGAAGGACGCCGTGAAGCGCCAATGGTCCTATCCGCGCGAGGTGTTCAAGCTCTATACCAGTGCGGAAGTGCATACGAAGAAACAAGCGGTCGTACCGAAAGCGCTGTTCGTTATACCGGTCGCATTGGTCGTGTTCATCGTGCTGGCCGTGAAGATTTATCACAAGACGCATGAGGGCTTCGGCGTCGCGCCGGAAGCGACGGTAGCCGGGCCGGTTGCGTCATCGCAACCTGCGACTGCGCCGCGTCCCGCTGATGCGAACAAGTCGGCTGAGTGGCGGGTAGCGGGGCGCTACGCGGTGTCCGGGATGTCCTTTGTCGTGGTGGTCGCGGCGGACGGCCGGTTGCGTGCGGTTCCGTCGTCCGAATTTCGCGGCGAGGGCGTGCGGCTGGTTGGCGATGTGGATGGCAAGACGGCAAGCGGGTGGAGTGGCGTGCAAGGTGGAAAAACAGAACAAAACGGGGGTATGCGATGAGGCGATGTGCTGCGCTGCTTGGCGCGTTGATGCTGTCGAGTGGTTGGGTGCATGCGGCCGGCACGGTTCCGCCGTTGCCGACCCTGCCGGCTGATCCGGGTTTGGCCGCTGCGGTATCTGCGTCGCCTCTGCCTGCGCAACAGCCTCTCACGCCGCTCAAGCACGTTCGCGGGACGGCGTTCGATCTGCGGTTCGTCACAGTGGCGCAGGTGGTTGACCTGATCTATCAGGACGCGATGCGCACGCCTTATGTGCTCGGTCCCGACGTGCTGACCGACACTCGCCTTGTGTCATTCCGCCTGGACGATCAGAGCCGCGACGTGCGCGATGTGATGGTGGATTTCCTCGATTCGCTCGGCTTTCAGGTGGTCACCAAAAACGGCGTCGATTACGTGATGAAGAAGCCGGGCGCCGTGCTCGCGAAAGCGGATCGCGATGTGTACGTGTACAAGCCGCGATACCGGAAGGCGAGCGAGTTACGCGAACTGGTCGAGCCGTTGATTGGTGCACGTTCGATGTTACCGCCCGTATCCGTCGGCCCGGTCGCCGGTGATGCTGTTGGTGCGGTACAGGTGCCGGGCGCGCCGGCCGCGATGCCAAATAGCGGGCCGTTCGTTCAACCGGTCGCGGGTGGTGTTCAGGCGCGTGGCAGTGATCTAGTTATCGTCGGCTCGCGTGATGAGGTCGCGTTGCTACGCAAGGTGGTTCCTGAGCTGGACACGGCCCCCGGCGAGGTGGTGGTGCGTGGCTGGGCGTATGAGGTGACCAACACCGATTCCGCAAATTCGGCGTGGAGCATTGCGGCGAAGGTGCTGGGTGGCCAACTGCGTATCTCGAGTGGCGACACGTCATCCGACTCGAGCGCGGTGCGATTCACGGGGCCGGGTATCGACGCGGCGATATCCGCGCTCAATGCCGATTCGCGGTTCAAGGTCATCAGTTCGCCGCATGTGCGGATCGCGTCGGGTGAAAAGGTGCGCCTGAATGTCGGGCAGCAGGTTCCCACGCAGTCGAGCGTGAGCTATCAAGGGTCGAGCGGCACGCCGGTTCAATCGATCACGTATCAGGATGCCGGGTTGATTTTCGATGTCGAGCCGACCGTGATGCGCGACGCGATCGAGCTGCGTGTGCATGAGGAAATCTCCGATTTTGTCGCGACGAAAACCGGCGTCGATACGTCGCCGACGAAGAACACGCGCCAGCTACAGACGGTCACGCGGTTGAAGGATGGCGAGGTCGTGGTGCTGGGCGGCTTGATTCAGGACCGCAATGCGACGGCGCGTAGCGGTTATGCGTGGCTGCCGAGCTTTCTCGATGGACGATCAAGCTCGAAGCAGCGCACGGAAGTTCTGTTGGTCCTGCAAGTGCAGCGGATCTGATTGGGACGGCGCTCAGATGTGGTCGAGGATTACCGATACGACAAGGTACGAGACCGCCCCGGCTGCAAGCGCGATTGCTGCGATCTTGACCGGCGTAAGTGCGTGTTTGGTGATGGCGGCTTTGGGGCGCGGCGGGGCAGGCGGTGCGGTTCGAGTAGGGGCGCTGCGTGTCGTAAGCCCCTGCTGCGCACGCTTCTCCTTTTCCTTGTATTCCTCGCGATACCAGTCGCGGTCGTAGATTCCCATTTGTGGTCCCTCGGTTGTTTTGTTGGCGAGATTGTAAGCCGGTATGGCGCGGCGGGCGGCGTCCAGCGTTAGGAGTGTCCGGCCGGAATCGCAGCGACGTAGGGCGACGGCCGTAATGCGGAGTCGTGGCGGTTGTCGCGCGGCTCAGCGCGGCTTGCCGGACCGAGTAGCGGGTACTCCCGATCGCGGGCAACGAAGGCGCGGCGGGGAAATGCCCTCCCTCCTGAAAGCCCGCTGGGGCCGATGTGGTTCCGGCGCGATAGGAGAGGGCGTATGCGGCTGCGGGTAGGGAGGTGGGGGTATGGCTGCGGGCGGCTCGCCCAGCGCAGCAGAGCGCGCCGGGCGGGCCGCGCGCAGCGCGGCCCCTAAACTTGTATCAGGGACACTTAACGGATACGGGACACGGACGCCGGCATAGAGCGAGGCCGAGTAAGGACAGTAGGCAGTTCGGAAAAAAGAAAAGCCCTGAACGCTGCAACGGTCAGGGCTTGGTGAAACAGCGCATTACAAGGGTGATTGCAATGCACGACGCAAGTATAGGCGACTTCTCGCCGTTTCGTAGAGAGTGGGTGATCCGTGGCCGGAATTTTGGCGACGGTCAGGTCGAAGTGACGGCGACGCGGTTCGATCGCTACATGGGCGCGCTGTCGTTGAATGCGATGCCCAAGGCGAAGCGCGGCGAGTCGGAGAACAGCGAGTCGAACCTGATGGACGCAGCGAAACGCGCCAAGCAACAGGTGCGGCTCCGCTGTAAAGCGATTGGGGCGGATCGAATGATCACGTTGACGTACCGCGAGAACATGCAGGACAAGGCCCGCCTGAAGCGTGATTTCGACGCGCTGCGCCGTCGCCTGTCGAAGCTCTCTAGCTTCCAGTATGTGGCGACGCCGGAACGTCAGAAGCGCGGCGCATGGCACCTCCACGTCGCGGTGCGTGGGCGCCAGAACTATCGCGTGCTGCGCTCGATCTGGCAAAGCATCGTGGGCGTCGGCAACGGCCAGGTCAACGTGCGGAATCCGTTCAAGGAAAAGGGGCTGCGGCACAAGCTCGCAGCCTATCTCGCGAAGTACATCACCAAGGATTTCGCGGAGCACGCGCTCAACGAAAAACGGTACTGGACGAGTCGGGGCGTGGTGGTTCCGGAAGTCATGCCGATCGATCACATCACGGCGAATGATCCTGCTGAGGCATTGAAGACTGCATTTAAGGCGGCATTGCGAGCGGGTGCGACATTGGATCGTTGTCAGGCATTTTGGCGGCAAGAGTTAGGGGTGTTCTGGTTATCGACGCGAGAAAATTAGAATCAATATTGGCAATTAATTATTGATTCGCGCTGTGGGTTTAAACGTCGATATTATTCGGATTCAACGGCGTGAGAGGGCTGGTGAATGACATTCGAAGAAGTAATAGACGTATACCTCGCGTCGAAAACTAATCGAAGCAGGCAACGTGATCTGTACGCATTGAAGCGGCTCAGGCCGTATTTTTCTGACAGGGATTTGTGCGTGCTGAAGCGGGCCGACGTGAGGCGGTACATTGCAGTTCGGCAGGCGGATGGTGTTCAGGAATCGACAATACAGCGTGAATTGAGGGTTTTTTCTGCGGCCATAAATTTTGTGCGATTGGAATATGATCGGCCCGATTTGCCGAATCCGGTTATTCGGCTGGCTATGTCGTCTGGGGCGGCTCGGGTTCGGTGGATCAGTCGGCAGGACGCTGACGCACTGGTGATATGTGCTTCACGCTTCGCACGTCGGCCGCATTTGCCAAACTTCATTCGGCTTGCTTTGCATACCGGTTGCCGCAAAAACGAGCTGTTGAAACTTGAATGGTCGCGAGTGGATTTTGATCGAGCGGTTTTGTCGCTGGAGCCGAGCGATACGAAGAACGGTAAGCGTCGCGTTGTGCCGCTGAACGATGAGGCAATGGCGGCGTTAAGACATCAGCGCGATTGGGTGCGGGTGACAGTGCCTCGTTCGCCGTGGGTGTTCGCGGTGGCGTCAGGGGATCGGATGACGACGATTCAGAAGGGTTTTCGCGCCGCGTGTCTCCGCGCGGGGATCGATGATTTCAGGGTGCACGACTTGCGCCATACCTTCGCTTCATGGCTCGTCATGGCGGGCGTGTCGCTGTACGTGGTGAAGGATTTGCTGGGGCACTCGTCGATCACGGTGACGGAACGGTACGCGCATCTGGCGCCGCACATGGGGCGCGAGGCGGTGCGGACGCTGCATGCCTAGGCGCGGGGCGGTGACTGCCAGATGAGGTTTTACGTCAAATAATGGGGGCAGAATGCTATTGAAAGTGGCACGATGTATTATAGATCGTGCCGTTATCTTCTAAAGGTTGTGCCATGAAAACGTTAGATGTGTCTCAGGCTGCTGCGGCAGCACACGCGGGCGGTGTCCTGTCCGCTGTCCTCAAGGCTGAGGGCGGTTCATTCTACGTCGAGCTGGAGACGCGGACGGCCGGAACGGCTGTGTTGGTCACGTCAAACAATCGGCGGCCGCGTGCGTTTCGGAACCCCGTCAAGGCGCTTGAGGTGATCCGCGAGCTTGGGTTGCAGTCGGGGCGTTTCTCGCTCGAAGCGTGGAGACCGGATGAGGTCGAGGTTGAGCGCGCAGGCCGTCCGGATCGTGCGGCGGCGATGAAGCAGACGCACGCGAATGCGGCGGCCTATGACAAATGGTTGCGCGAGCAGGTGCAGGCGTCGATCGACGACCCGCGCCCGAGCATCGAGCATGAGGACGTGATGAAAAAGGCTCTGGCCCGCGTCGAAGCGATGAGAAAGGGGAAGCGTGCTAAGACTTAAGTGGCGGCCGATGGCCGAGGCAGACCTGTTGGGTATCTTGGAGTTTATCGGGGAGGACGATCCGGATGCTGCATTGGCCCTGGTGCATATGATTCGTGAAAAGGTGGAGGGCCTGAGGGCTCGCCCGAAGCTGTACCGAGTGGGGCGCGTTTCCGGAACTAGAGAGATGGTGGTGCATCACAACTACGTTGTCGTGTACAGCATTGATACGGACATAGTTGAGATCCTGAGTGTGAAGCATGCTCGACAACAGTGGCCGGGCTGAAGGGGAGCACGAACGGGGGCGTTACGGTAAACGCGAGGTGTACCCGGGTATACCTTTAAGCGTGTCTCGTTTACTGCCTCGGCAACCACGGTATTATTGAGATAACGTTTGCATTTGTAGGTTGACTATCAATAACACGGTGGCGTTGTGATCGACGCATGCCGCTCTATGCGAGAGACCAATGTTCAGTTTGGCACCGTACCGCCTGTCTATTTCGGTTGGCGGAGATATTCAGCGCCTTGCTTTTGGCGCGAGCGAGTCGGAGATTGGTGCGTGGTTCTTCGGCTTTTTCTCCAAACTATCAGATGCTGTCACGGGGCTACCCGATAAACGTGTGATGCGCGTTGAGCGCATAGAGGCCAACGCCGACATGACGTTCGTGTGTGCAATCGTTCACACGGGCGAATACGGATTCGAGAGTAAGCTGTACGACAGCGAAGAGAGCAAGATTAAGCACAAGCGGTCTGTAACAGAGGCGGAAATGATCCCGTTCTTTGTCTCGATCGCGGCGCCGAAAGATGCCGAATGGGGCGTCGTAACCCTGCAGCGCTTCAAAAACTATGGTATCCGTGACATTATTGCCCCAGCTTTAATCGAAGAGTTCGAACGCGAGAAAAAAGCAAAGATGTTTCTCGAGCGACTGGTGCCGGCAACATTCGTTCAGCAGTTGTACAACGACGCGTCGATCAAGGCGATGAAGTTCGTTCGATACTCCCTACCGGACGACATTGCAAATGCGCTTGGCAAAGACCTTTACACACCTCATGTGCAGGAAGTCGAGCTCGTCGTGAAGGCAAAGCGCAAAGGTGTCTTGCCCAAGATAGCTGGTCTTGCGGAGGTAATCGCGGGGACAAAGAACTACTCGGACGTAGTGGCTATTAAAGATTGGGACTACGACGCGATTAAGCTAGAAATGGATTTCGCGGGCCGTCGTCGAACGATCGAGCTCGGTAAGCCGTACAAGGCCACTCCCAACTTGGACATTACCGAAGAAGTCGCGACCGGGCTTGATGGACACCCGGTGTGGGAGCATTTGGTTAAGGTGAGCGCAGATTTCAGCGGCGAACTGATGAGTCATGCTGACCATCAAGTTGTGATCGACGCTAAGCTGGCAAAGTCTTTAATTGCCGCTCCGCTGCCGATGGCTGAAGCGCAGCCTGCAGCGGTGAACGCGGGTGAACCCGCTCCTGATCAACTGGAGGCGGGAGCATGA